GCAAGTTGGCGTAACGCAAGTTGGCGTAACTCAAGTTGGCGTAACTCAAGTCGGCGGAACGCAAGTCGGCGGAACTCAAGTCGGCGTAACGCAAGTTGGCGTAACTCAAGTCGGCGGAACTCAAGTTGGCGGAACTCAAGTCGGCGTAACTCAAGTTGGCGTAACTCAAGTCGGCGGAACGCAAGTCGGCGTTTGACTTAATTGCCAAATTAACTGCTAATTTTAATGTTTCACTTTCGCAACTAAACAATATGCCACCAGAAAAACGATGTTTAATTTCAAACTTCATACTTTATTCCTCCTTGATTGTTGTTTGTTTCACGTCCTCAATCCCCGCCACGTCCCGGCTTGCTATTTTGTCCAGTCGTAACCATTGTTGCTTATCTTCTTGGGCAAATCGTTCTTCAAGGTCACGCACCGTCTTGCCATGGTGAAACCGCCTACCTTCTAGACTTCTCACGTTGTCGCCCATCTCAATCATTCTGCCCCACAGTGGCGGGTAATACTTTCGTAATGTGCGGCAATCGTCTAATCTTTTGAGCGGGCAACAAAAACACGACACCCGGTCAAAGTGGTTATAAAGCCCACCCCAATCAAACCCCTTATCCAAACACAGTTGAAGGCAATCTGCCTCCGTCATCCCCCACTTAACCAAGGGATAGTTGCGCATTTTAAGCCGTTTTGTCTCATCTGCCGCAATCCCAACATATTGCAGAGCGTCGCCGCAATATCGGTCAATCACGTCAACCTTCTCACGGGTACACCAGCGGCTAAAGAACGAGGGCCATCCATTGCCGCAGCGGTACACCTTGCCGTGCATCGGACATGACTTCTTTCTTCGCACAATGGGTTTGATCCACATTTTATAGTCAAATGACTCTCGAGGATGCAACCGAGTAATCGGCCTCCCGATGTACTGCTCAAATCTGTCAATGTGCTCGTGCATCTGCGGAAACTCCCACCCGGTGTCGAAGAATACGATCTCATCCAGCGGCCAGTCTTCCTCGATCAACCGCAAGACCATGGCTGTACTGTCTTTACCACCCGAAAATGATGCGATGTTTTTCATTGTTCAATCCCCGCCACGTCTGCCAGCATCTGTTCGCACACAGCCCTCTGCTCTTCTTACAATACCGCTGGACTGCATAGCACCATGGCCCGAAATGCCTCTCCCACGCCCGCAACTCGCCGGAGTCTATGATCTGGCCGTGCGGGTCCATGCGCTTGTCAGCGGCTTCTAACTCTGCGGCACGTTGGTCTATTTGGGATTGGTACATGGTGGCTCCTTATTCTGTAGATGTGAAAGCATCTTCTCTTCCGCTGTTACTTGATGGCCTTGTGTAGCGTCACAATAGTCAAGACACTTACCCCATAAGGAATTACAAACGTCGCAGGTTGCCGTCTTTGGGCTATATAAGCCAAAATATTTTGCCGCTACCGCTAAAGCATATTGCACGGTGATATGATCGCAATACGGAACAAGTTTTTGCATCTGATCCGCATAAGCCAGCTTACGTGCTAGTTTCTCAGCCATCGTTTTCGGTTTGTTAATCATGTTGCTCCTTTTCTTAGACAGCTTTCTACTCAACTCGCAATAATCCAACTTCATCTGTCGAGCAAATCCTTTTAGAGACTCCATCGATCCCACCTTCTGCCGGTCGAGAAGTGCTTGTGCATTCCTCAGGATTCGTTCTGTGTATTTGCTGTTCATGTTTCCACCGCCTTCCAGACCAGATCCTTCACTTCTTTCTTGGCCTTATTCTTTTCAAAATACTCCTTGAGATTCTTCTCAAATGACAGCCCAATCTCAAAATCATCTTTGAGTCGTGACACGAATGCCTCAACCCGCTGATCCCGTTCCTCTGCCCTGTCAATATGCTCCCTAGAAATATAGTCACTGGAGGATGGGAGGTAGACCGGTTGCACAGAGTTGTCTTCTGCATAATACAGATACACTCGTGGTTTATGACTTTGCTGGTCTGCCGCCATCTGCATCATACTGCCCGGATTGCAGAGTACTCGTCCTTCATGCTCCACAATAAAGGGTTGATGATTGTCTCCAGTGACTATTAAATCGTATCCTGATAACTTCTTCAAAAGAGCGTGGGCACTGTCAGCTTTGCATCCTGGGAATGGAATGCGGTGGGTCCAGGTCATGGTGTGGAGAACGAGTATATCCCGGCATCCTTCGGTAAATGCAATTTTCTGAGGCGTTTGCCCCCAGGCATAGCCATAAACCGTCGTAGAATCGCCTACAAGAGGTCGAATCCCTTCCCCTAGGCACTTTACCCTTCCCGCCTTTTCAAGGACGTTCAGGCCCGATTTAGACAGCAGATCAAGGTTGTGCTGGGGAAGGTCGTGCTGTCCCGGGACTACATGTATCTCATCCGGCAAATACTCTATCGCCCACGCCAGCAGGAACGGTGACGGCTTCCAATGATCGAACATATCCCCAGCGTGAATGATGGGGCAAGTATGTTGCAATTGTAAATCATAGATGAACTCAATAGCTTCGGCTTGAGCTTTCCAGTAGTCGTCCATCCGGCAGACCGGAGTGTCCTCACGCAGGTGCCAGTCTGCCGTCAGGATGCAAGTTGGTTTCTTTGTCGCTCTGTGGATCGTTCTCATTTTCTTGTTTTTCTTTTCTTGCTTTTCCGTTTCTTCTTCCAGCAGAATGTCAGCTCACCTGTTAAACTAAATTCTGCGTTATACTCATTGCCATATTGGTGGCATCCTGTAATTACCATCTCGCCACATAGCTCTTTGCATAAATCCTTCAGATCCACAATCTGTCCTACATTGACTTTTTCTGGTGTACAAAATTTTCCCTCCACTGTCCGAAGACCAGTAGCAGATTTAGTTGTGTACTTGGTATTAAATTTAGGATGAACCTCTTCTCCGCATTTTTTACATACTCTAATTGTACACTCAAACACATCCCCATCCCAAGGGTCCATACTGTAAATTTGTTTCTTTCTTGTGGTAGGAATATCAACCTTCTTCCCGTGCTTCTTCCATTGGTGAACGTGTCCTTTTTTGTCTTTCCATTTCCACAGCATGTCAGCCTCTTCAACGAATCCATTTATTTCTATGGGGGAAGAGGTTATTGACAAACTAATTCTTATGCATTTCCCCTTGGCAGTCAAGCCACTTGTGATGCTGCTCATAATTTTCTCACTTTCTGCCCACATAATGGACACGTCTCCGGCATCAATTGATCGTACTCGTTCTCCATGGCGTCTACTTGAACTGAGATGGTAGTCAGTTTCATCTTCTCTGCACATGTTTCCTGCACCAGTTCTTCCAGTGAGGATCTGCGATCTTCTGTCTCACCTCGCTTCTCCATCAATTCAAATAGAATGTACATTGGCTCTTCGGCAGGGAGGATAGTACCAATCCCCTTGATCGTTTCTATCTTGGATGAGATTCTCGCACTGAGGTTGCCTATTTCCTCTACTTGTTTGGCATACTCTTCTTCCTGCTCAACAAGAGCTTCCACCGCATTGATCTTGTTTTCAGCTTTGAGAATCGTCTCGCTCTCCAGTAACTGCCCCTCGTGCAATTCCATCGCAGATATAATCTTGGCAATGACATCTTTCTGATCAGAAAGTAGAACCAATCCCCTCTCCATGCTTTCAATGCCTTCAATTTCTTTTTCCAGTTGGTTGAGGTAGGCGTACTTCTCAAGCTCGATCTGTTGTTCTCTTAGACGCCCTCTTTCTGTGGCCAGCTCTTGACTGGTCTGCCGGACCATCTTATTGATGTTGAACTGAGATGTGTCAATCACGGTCAGGTCAACTATGTCGTTGAGCTGTCTGGCAACCTCACCGGGACTTTCGGAGAGCAGGAACGGAGCATCGAGTTGGTGCTGAATATTTATTTCTGACAAGTTCAGTGCTTTGGTAATCTCGGCAGGAACGTCCTGGCCGAAAGCTACTAGATCATGGACTCCTCTGCCCTGACTTCTCCTATAAAGGTTTTTATTTTTATCTTTTGCTCTTATGATTTCACACGTTTCGCGAGCACCAGCCATGTCTTTCATTATTAGCTCTACAGAAGTTTCCCCGCCCCAGCTAGATCGGAAGCTCTCACCAGAAGGCCGGTTAGTTGTCACCCAGTTGAGAGCACGGAGGATGGCAGTCTTTCCGCAATCGCTCTGACCAGCAATGAAGTTAATTCCCGGTTGGAATTTGAGCACCGTGTTCTTGTGACTTTGAAAATTGTGGATTGTGAGTTGTGGGATCATTTTATTTCCTCTTCAAGAAATATGGGATTGCCTGCCTCGTCCTGGGAAAATTTTATACATTTTAGTCAGTGCTGAGACCTTCAGTTTCTCCAACGGGGAGAGATGCTCCAGTGCAGTTGCCTTCTTCATTGTCGAAAGCCTTTTCTTTAGTGTCTTTTTACGTCTGGGTTTGGTCATAGCTTTCCTTTTTATAAATGGTGGACGCGGGGGGAATCGAACCCCCGTCCGCAGTCAGTTCACAGGAGACTCTACGCGCATATCCGGTTTAAGTCCGGCAACTGGGGCGTCTGGATAGACACCTACCACCAGTCCGTTTCCTGTCGGCCTACGGACAAACCCCATCATGCGGATGTGCGAGTCGTACTGCCGGATACTTCCGCGCCTCTCCGGGTTCCTAGGCGACTTTAAGCCGCCGTTTTGTACTCGTAGGCGAGTATCATGCAGTCGGCTTGATAACGGGGCCAACCGACCAACCCCGGCACGCATCTCTCTGCTACCTGTCAGCGTCGAATCCATGTCGCGCCCTTCTTTAATCATCCCTTTTATATTGTTGTTTTGAAATAGGTTAAACAATATCTCTAAATGTTACCGTATCGGAGCTGGCATATCACAGCCCGGCGTTTCGATGTTATCTAACTTGATGATTTTCGATCCGGCACGTTCCAGCCGTTGCACGTCAAACCATTCCCCGCCATTCTTTTTGCCGTCTTTCCCAACTCGCGGAGCCAATAATGCTTGATTGCACCCGCTGATATAATCGCACGACCCCGTGCATATGCCCTTGAATTTCGTGATCTTGTCCCGATACTCTGCCCCAAGTGTTACGCTTGATCTCATTGTGTCCTCCTATTAATTTTGGTTTTCATTTTTCTTAGTAATCTTCTCAGGAGCCGTATTGGTCACAGCCCATGGTGTTTGGACAAGATACTGAACGATTGCGTTATGCTTCGTTGCAATATCTATCGTTCGGCGGTTAAGAACTGTGATTCGTTTCTCAACCTGTTTAATCTCTTTGGCAAGCTCCGCTTGCTCACTGAATTTCCAATACATAAACCGCTCGACCTTGAAAGCAGCAACAGCCACCAAAAAGATGATTACTGCGGCAATTATTAGCAATGTCAGGTCTTGTTTCATTCTGTTCTCCTTTGTTTGGTTTACTACTCGAACGTTCTCCTGCAGTACTCTGCGATCAAGATTCCGTCGGCGTCCTTCTGCTTCCGTATGGCCTCGGCGTGCTCTGGGAACAGCCGACACCCGATGTCTATGCTTGCCTTCTTCAGCTCCGGCGTTCCCTTGACGCCAAGCGGCAGGAGCATCTTCTGCCATGCCTTGGAGTCAACATAGCTGAAGGACAACCCCAATATCTCCAGTATGCAAAGCGTACTTTCCAATGCCCGCAGGGCAGACGTGGTCGCGCGGAAGCGCATGGGGTTCACCATGGGGCGCTCCATGACAATATGGATTTCTCCGGCAACATATCTCAGGCGTTCCAGCAGACTTTTGTGGTCTATCCTGGTGATGTTCTGTTTTGCCTTTGTGTAATTTTGTTCCGAGAAAGTGGGGACAGGAAAGAATTCTGTATGTCTCTCAGTGGCCGATTGCCGGATTAAACCTATACTTCCACTGACGCCATTGTCAATTCCAATATATATGCGTTTGTCACTCATTGTTCCAACTCCTTGATTGCCTGTTGAACTTTCACCCAATATGTTTCAGTTGTCTTTTTCTCGCATCCACGAGGACCACCGTTCCAGATCACGCAATACTCCTTTGCGGTCTTGGCACCGTACATTTTACCATAAGATTTGAATGCTCTCTGCGCCAGGATCGGATCGTAGAAGTCAGTCAGTTTGTAACTCGTCTTCCACAGACGGTTCAGATCATCCACGGCGGGCTGGCGTATCTGGAGCAAACCGATGGCATTCTCACCCTGATTATAGGCGTTGATGTTCTCACCAGATTCAACCATAGCTACTGCGGTTAAAAGTATAGTCCACGCGATGTTAATCATGATTTTCTCCTTACTCTATTCTACTGTTTGGCAACGGTTGATTTAACATAACCCTTGACAAAGCTAGACCATCGGGTTTGCATTGGCCGGGTTAGGAAAGATTGAAAATCACAGTCAGAAAACAGTTGAAGAAGTTTTACTATGGATAATTCTTCCTTCATCTTCACCAATCTCACTGGTGCCATCCCCACGAACGGCAACGATACAAGCCGGTAGTTTCTCTTGATCAACGCAAGTTTATTTGTTATGTCTCTGTATTTCTTTCCGTTACTCAAAGTGCCATTCATATACTGGACTGCAGTCTTAATTGCCACCCCCGGTATACCAGGCACTCCATCTCCCGGACAACCTGCAATGCACTTTACTGATACCCAATCACGAGCGGAGATACCATATTCCATCGCAAACGATGAGGCAGTCCACAGTTTGTTAGCGGTCGGACTGAACATTAAAAAGTTTGGATGACGTAATAACTGGAAAAGATCGTTGTCTGCAGATACCCCCACAAACTGAGTGGTAGGATTATTAATTACAGCCTTGGCGATTAAATCGTCTGCCTCAAATCCTTCTTGGTGAATACTATTCCTGAATCCGACCCTCGGAATGAGTTCGTCTCGTAGAGCGTTTATTTGGGCATGAATATCATTCTTTTCAGCTCGTTCTTCGTCAGTCAAATCTTCACGTCGGTTCGCTTTGTAATCGTTGAACAGTTTATGGCGTCTGGACGTTTTGCTGTCCCAGCAGAAGCAAAACTTATTTGTCTTGAACCGCTCAGACAATATTAAGAGTGACATGAAAAAACCGTAAGGGATCCCCGTGGCTGATCCGCTGGAAGACATTCCACCGGTGGTGTAGTATGCTCGATACGTTAAGAAATTGCAATCTATTAAGAGCGTAATCATCCGTACCTCTTTTTCCTGTTCAGTTTTAGTTTCTCTTCAATAGAAAGCCACGCCTTCTCCGTTATGGTATGAAGACGATCAATCCAACCTTTCTCCTCTATTGCCTTGATTAACTTCACGCGGGTGGCGGTGGTCCTCAGTTCTGGTGCGGTGATGATTCCAGACCCACTCTTCGTCCACCACTTCTCCTGGATAAGAAAGTCCACACATGCGCCCACGTCGTCCACACCCAGATCGTAATAAATTGGCAAATCCACTTCTCTCACTTTCCCGTTCGCTTTGTTCTTGGTGATCTTGGTTCGGCTAACAACACCTTGCACGTGGTTTCGATCGTTCACTTTGGTAGACAGTTTCTTGGCCACCGCCAACCACATCTCGTATGAGCAATAAAAATAAAGTGCTTTCCCACCAGCCCGTGTCTTATGCTGGAATGACATGGGATCAATATTGTCACGAGTCTGACTGATGATAATTACGAGGCTTCTCGTCTTCTTTATCCCACCGGCGATCAGGCGTAGGAGGATGCTGGCATGCTTGGCCTTTTCCATTCCATACGTTCCTTTGGCTTCCTTGCCTTTGTCGTGGGCGTCCTGCAGGTCGGCGGCATGCTTCAGTTCCTGGTCGGTGGTAAGTGCATCAAAACTGTCTTGGATATAGATGATCGGTTTATCACCTTGCAGCAATCGCCGTATGCTTGATTGAAAATCCATCATGGTCCGACTATGCTCTGGATCTTCCAAATCAAGATTGGGTGGCAGGATGCGTTCGGCAGTCTTCTGCCCAAATAACTTTACCAGATCAAACTCGCTGGCGGCTTCTGCGTCGTCATAGATCAGTAAGTAGTCATCGAAAGCAGGATTGTGTGCAGCCTCGGCCAATGTGGTCAGACATTGGAACGTCTTGCCACTGGAACTGTCACCGATCACGTTAATAACCTTGCCGGGTAAATAACCGCCATCGGCCTTGTCGGACAGGGCGAGGTTCAGTAGGGCAGAGCCAGTGGAGATGTACTGATGTCCTTCCTCTTGTTCTTTCAAGATATCACGACCTTCGATAGCATGTTTGGTGATCTGCAAAGTCAATGAGGGAAGTTCTCCCGGACGGTTAATAATTCGTTTAGTCATCTAGTGCTCCACTGTTTCTCAGCTCCTTGTCAATCATAACGCGGTTGTCTTTAATGTAATCTACGACTGCAGGCCAGTTGTCCGCCCAACTCTGTCCTATGAACCAGTCGAGATAACTCGCCGGCACATCTTCCATAGGTTCGTCTTTATACTTTCCGAATGGGAATGGGTCTTGATCTGTTAATTTCATTATCGTCATTCCTTAAAATAAAGCCGGTTTTATTTCACCGGCATGTGGTGACCCTTCGCTCTATGCTGATCAATAGTTGCTTTTCGTTGTTTCTTTTTAGTTGTTTCCGAATGGTGTTTACCAAGTCTATACGCTCTGACTTTCTGTGCTATTATCTTTCTTTTCCTGATGGGAATAATATAATTTACTGGGTGTTTTTTACCTATTTGCGCCAAACTCATTTTCTGTCGCGCGAAGGAAGAAAGATCGGAACAACCTTCACCACCACTTGTTTCATTCCATAAATTATATCCAAGATCGTGAAAATGTTTAATATAGATTCGTTCTACTATCTGCCATTTATATTTTTCTACTTCAGTGAATAATTTGATAGTAGGAAAAAATCCACGGTACAACATAGCACGAATACCACAGCATTTATGAGTATGTATGCCTTTAAGAGCTTGATGTAAATGCTCTTTTAAGCGATTTTTAAGTAGGCGCTTTGTAGCCCCTATGTAGCGTAGATAGTGATACTCGTTATAAAGACCGTAGATTTTATATTCCATAACAACTCCGACTTTAGTTGTGGCGACTAAGAACAGGCAGAACAGGATGGTAGTCGTGTCCATCTTTTCGGGAGCTACCCTATTTCTGCCATACATTATATTATATTCCTTTTAAGAAGTAAAGGTTTATTTTCAAATATTAAATTATGCCGGGGTTTTAAGTGGTTACCGGCCACCACTCCCTAACCAGAAGGGAGGGTTCCTGCGGCCAATTGCAGGGGCATCCCTCACCGACCGGAATTATCTCTTGATCGCTCGACGAATGGACCTCGGTTTCTTTTCGGGTTCGTTTTCCTTCTCGTCCCCGTCACCATTTGTGTCATCGTTCTTGCCAGACCCGCCACATATTTTACACGTGTTCCCCTTGCTGTTCTTGCCAGTGCCGTCACAAGCGATGCACTCGTTGGGGTCATCTTCCTCTGATCCAACCCTTCTCTTGGCAGGAGCTTCTGCACCGGGAATCTGATCGTCATCGTCGTCACTTGTCGTTGCTGGTTTCCGATTGCCACCGATCACTCGTCGGACAGGTTTCTTTTCGGGTTCGACTTTTGTCTTATCTTCATCGTCGTTTGGATCTTCGTCGCCACCGGCCTGGAATATCTTCTCTATCTCTTCATAGGACAGGATCTTCAGCGCTTTGTCCAGATCAACCGCTAAGTCCAGCGCGTCTTCTCCGATGTCGTCCCGGTCTTTGAAGTCGATCCGACCAGCCTCGACGAACTTGTTCGTGCCCATGGACTTCTGTTCCCACCGCACCTTGAGCGTTTTGCCGCCCTTCAGTTCGGCGAAAGATGCATTCTCTTCGTCACCTTCCAGTATTTCCTGCTCCAGTTTGAGTCCGAACAAGAATACACTGATATCCAAAAGCATCACCGATCCGTCACCGTCTTTCATCACCACATTGAACAGCTCGCGTTCTTTAGCTCGCAAACCCTTGACGACAGCCTCGTCAGCATCCGGATCCTTGTTGAGTTTCTGGTGCTCCTCACAGATCGGGCATCGTTTGCCGATCGTGCGTGGGCATACAAGGAACTTCTCTTCCGGTCCGACATTGCGGTGGGCCAGATAAGTCCGCTCGTACCAGATTTCACCCTTCTTGACTTCTGGATGATTGTCGGCTGTCACCATGTAAGGGATGATGTCAAACTCGACACTTCCTTTTTCTGGCTTGTACAACTCGACACCTTCAGGCAGAGCCAGCGTATCCAGCCCTCCCCGGTTCTTGTGGACCTCCGCCCGTTTGCGGACGCGATCCTTCATTGACTGTTGCGAACTCTTCATGTCTCCTCCTCCTTTGTGCCTTTCGGCGGTTTACGTTTTTGGGAAATAAAATCCCACCATGACTTGAGTATTCCTGCACTGGCAAGCCGACCTGCGACATACACCCAAAACCAAGATCCTATTATGACTAAGATTAACTGAATTGGAGTAAGATCAGCAATGTTCATATTATTCTCTCAAAAAGAAAAGGGTGGCGGGACTGCCGCTATCCGTTTTTATGGCAGAAGAATATTTCTACCACGCTTGCCCTCTTACCTCCTTGTGGCCATGAAGCGTTGATCAGACTAACCTTCATGGCGGGATGAACCGTTTTTACGGCTTCACGTTTTGTGCCAGATTCACACATGAGATTTCCGTTTATCGAACTCACGGTAACTAACGCACCCTTTTCTTTATCGTTTGATTGCCCGTTTATTACTCATCGCTGTTTTTACTTTGCTACGTACTGTATTACGTTCAATGTCACGTGCCCACTCTTTTCCAATCTCACGAGGCACTGACGGTCCGGCAAAGTAGTTTTGTCCCTGCAACCGGACCAGGTTCTCCAGTGCCGCTTTCTTTTGGTCGAGGGCACGGACGGCGGCGATCAGCACTTCGTATTCATATTTGAGATCGGCCAATTCGGATAACACGTCAATGTGGTTCTGGTCAATCAGAATAGTTGATTGAACAGCACCCTCAGTAATTTTTTCCAGTCCATAAGAAGCCGGGTTTGTTCTGATTTTCAATCCCATCGTTGCTTCGAGGACATCTATTTTCTCTTTCTTACGATCCATTACGACATGAGCCCTGGCGGTCAGCTCGGCATATTTAAAAAAGGTCTGCGCCTGCTTCGTCCACTCTATGTCGAGGGCGTCAGGGTCGATGGAAATATCTTGGTCATAATTTGGGTCGCTCATTTCATTTTCTCCTTACCTTATTATACGGTTTCACGGTCGTTCATTTAAGCTATGCTCTCGTAACAAGCAATCGTCAATCCCGGTTTCCCAACATCATAAAGTGGAGCACGGAAATTCATCAACACCAGTGCCGCTTGCGGATTGTCCGATTTAAGTAATACTGCCTGGGCGTACCCCAGCACCGCTCGCCTCACGCTCTCCGGTTCCTGTTCCAGCCCTCGTATAATTTTGGCTATCTCTTTCCACGGACGTTTGCTGATCAGGGCACGACATAGATTGATAGCTTCTGATTGTGCTGCTGCCTGTTGCTTTGCTGCTTCCAACATAAGCTTGCTGTCCATGTTGATAATCTTATCAAGAATCGACAGTGCCATGCGAGCAGAACCAAGGGAGTCCTGTATAATCTGATCAATGGCTTCCTGCATTACCAATACTTGTTCCTTCGCTATTACGTCCTTCAGTAACTGATCCATCAATTTATCATTCAGAGGCTTCACATCAAACGTCACGCACCGAGTCTTGATCGTGGGTAGAAGCTTCTCCGGATTGGTAGTGGCCAGCAGGAAATAAACATGCTTGGGTGTATCCTCGAGGGCTTTCAATAGAGCGTGCTGGGCGTCCTTCGTGAGGGAATGACACTCATCCAGTATCCATATCCGATACGACCCGCTCATCGGGCACAACGACATATTCTTTACCACGTCCCTGATCGTATCAATGCCTCGAAAGTCAGCGGTGTTCAGTTCCTGCAAGTCGTATTCAGAACATCGGAGTCGCTTTGCCACGATTCGAGCGAGTGTGGTCTTGCCTGTTCCACTTGGACCGGTGAACAGAATTGTGTGTGGCATCTCCTCGCGTTCCATCAGGGCACGAAGGGATTGGACGGTCTCAGTGTTGCCGAGGAAATCAGATAGCCGTTTTGGTCTATACTTTACTGCTAATGATGTTGCACTCATTTATCCTCCATATTTAGTTCGTCCAGTTTTTTAGTCATCTCGTTCTCTAATCTTTTTATTTCCCGACCCCGTTCACAAGAGCATCCCTGATTGTATTGGAGATAGAAACCAGGACAGGTGCATTTCATCTGACGGGTTATTTGAAGCTGGTCCCGAATCCAACACAATTTTTCACAAATGCGTTCAGATGATTTGCTCATGATATCTCCATAGGTTGTTTTTCCTGCCACGATTTTCCCACAGGGGCGACTTCCGCTTCTATGCTCATCGGGACGTTAATCCATTTCCAGTGCTTTCTAATGTCCACACACATAATCTTGCGAGCCTTACGCAACACGGTCATGGTCTCATCCGGGTGGAAGGATATCACAATTGAATCATGTATTTCACCGAGTATTTGAGTTTTCATTTCATTGTTGACTAACCATTCGTGTAATCGCACCATTCCCCACAATAGAAAATGAAATGCTGTTCCTTGCCCAGGATAGTTGCACACTTCGTTTTTACGCATGGGACCTTGACACCGGAAACCGGTAAGCAAGTCAAAATACCCTTTCCTCTGGTACGCTTCATACCACTTGACTTTCCACTTGGCAAAGGTTGGAAAACGCTCGTCCCAAAAATGTTGCTCCACTTGTTGGATGTGGTCTATAAATTCCTCCTCATTAGAAATTCCTTCATTCCTCAAATGGAGGTACAAAGGAATTCCATCCTCCGTTGTAAGTCCATGCTCCGTAATCGCCCACCACATAGCCGGAGCAATGTTGATAAAATAGCTACCGTAGAATTCCGGGAAGGTAAATCCGTTCTTCCCGACGTATCGGATCATCTCCCCAATCTGTTTTGGTTGGAGGATGAAACAGTTCTTGGCGGAATCTTCATGCATGTCCTTAGTTGGATCCTTGATGTAAGCCACCAGGTTTGGGTCATGATTATAGCAAGCGTTGCTGACAACCTCGTTTCCTTTATAGTCAATCTCCCCAAACTGGTGCTCTGGAATGAGGGGAAGGAACGCCTTCCGGACAATCTCTCCTTGAACAGGATCACGCACGGGTTGATTTTGAAAGTTTGGACCATGACAACTCCCTCTATAACTCAGTACCGTATGCAAGTTGAAAGATGGGTGTAGGAACCCATTTAATTGATTCTCCAACAAACCGGAAAGGAACGTGTTTCTTACTGTGCTCAACTTTCGATGCTGTAAAATGAGTCGGGTGAATGGACTGTTGATCTTACGAAGCACTTCATCATCGACAGATGCCCGACCCTTCCGAGTGGTTTTGGTGGGCTTGTATTTCCATTGCTTAAAAAGCATTTCGGACAGTTGGGCCGTGGCACTGAACTTGATCTTATCTTTGAACCGAAGTTTCCATTCTTTGGCCTCACTCGTCTTCCAAAGTTGACGTTCTATACCAAGAATGTCATTTCCAACAGCTATGTCCTGTTCATGGAGATATTTGACATCCATACGGATTCCGGTGGCCTCGATGTCTGCAAAAACCAAAGCACTATCGTGCAGGAGTTTATAACCGTCCATGGACAATGGAGTCATTTTTTGAACTTCTCCATTTGTTTCTCATATAATTTGTAACACCAGAAAGCATCAAGAGCATTGTAACTCAGCAACTTATCAGTAACCACGGTGGGATGGATAGCGAAGTCGTCATCATCGTTCTCAAAATCTATGCCATCACTCCAGTCGGGTACACCAAAGTTGATATACGCTTGGTGCTTTAGTTTACAATAAAGTTTGCGATTATCAACCATGTGTGAGGCAAGCATCGTGTCCCATAACCAACCTTGCGTTTCCACATCAAGACAATGAGCAGCCCACTGATGCTCGAACTTCATGTTGTGGGCGATCTTTTTAATATTTTGATCGGCCAACAATAGCTTCCATTTTCGGGCAAACTTTGGTGTCATTTCACCTGCCCAAGCCCATTCACCATTGCTGATCCCAGCCGACACAATTCGATGTCCTTTGCGGTAGGGCTTCAGGCCGGTAGTTTCGTAGTCGATGGCGACCGTATCACCGGGTTTTGTGCTCCAGTGCCACTCACACATTACTTGAGGAGGAGGAGCGACCGGAAATGGTTTATCCAATAGTGTCAATGCCTGTTCTAAATCCATCCTGAATATCAATTCCTCGGTGGGTAGAATTGGTTTGGCCTTGCCCCTGATTATTCTTCCTTCCTGGCTACGAAGAATATAGCTTGGATGGAATGTCGGGCAGATCCAGCACCCGGCTTTTTGGTCTGGAATTGCCATGCCCCGCCACCGTCCGATCTGGCCTATTTTGGTTATTCGGCCTAGCAGGAAGGATTCCACCGCTATTTGCCCCAATAAAAGCGTCAGGATAGGCCTAGAACGGGCGATCTCATCCCAGACGTGCTGTTGGCAGGCCTCGATCTCTTGACGCGTAGGACGGCGATTTTCAGGCGGTCGGCATCTCACAGCATTTGTCTTGCGGCAGTCACGGTCAAGGTCAACTCCATGCTCGGCTAGAATCTTGCGAAGGAGTTGTCCGGCTGGGCCGATGAATTGCGTATTCTGCCTGTCCTCCTGCTCACCGGGTGCTTCAGCAATGATGAGGATCCTCATTCGCCCTTCACCGGTGACCGGCATCTTGGGAGAGCGGCAGTCGCGATCAAGCGTGCAAGCCACACCGCATTTTTCCGCAAAAGTAACACTCTGTTTAAAAAACCCGGGGTTCATTTTATTTTTCTATCGAGACGGAGTGGATGAAATTGGAATCTCGAAACATAATCGAGGTCTCGGTTAATTCAATTTTTTTACCATATTCAATCACACGCAATAAATGCTCAGGATTGATGGAGAATGAAAAGGATTTTTCCACCGTTGACGGAATAATTTCTTCAAACCAGCCTTGTTTTCCATGACAACGTATTATAAATTTTTTATCCGCCACGATGAACTTCACTTCTTTATCGGTGGCATCCCCTGACATCGTGGAAAACACATCGGCACGAGCAAGCACGTCGTCCACTGTTTCTGGAAATTCAATTTGCTTCCCTCGGTTAGATAGTAATTTTGACACATCAGGGTATTTTCCAGTCCCGGCACGGCACGATAGGTGGGATCCATTGGGATTTGAAAAAAATATCCACTTGTCAGAAAATCCTATACTGTCGGGAGAGAACCGGACGATATTTTTTACTGCTGTTGCCGGAATAAGAATTTGGTTTTTCAGACCTTTCATTGAAAAAGAAGTTACCTCAAAATTATTGCATGCCGTGATGGATTCATCGGCCACTTGAATAAAAGACAAAACCGTTCCAGGTGTGGTGGCTGCGCTCTCAGAAACGATGTCCAATGCTTCCCCAAATTTGGTTGGTAATTTCGTCCATTCAACTTCGTCGACAAGCGTGGTGATATTTTTTGGAAACTGCCCCGTGGATTCTAATAAAATGCCGGCTTTGAATTTCCCGCCCCGGAACACCAATAAATCTTCAGTCATTTCGACGGACATAGTTTTGTCATTGACCTTGCGTATGAACGACATCAATGCTTCTGTTGGAACGATTCCTTCTAACGATGTTGGAAACGGGGTTGGGCAACACACCACGACTTCACCGTTATAACTGAAGACGTGCTTTTCTTTGAAAAGTAAATTATCGGTGCATCCACTATTTTCTTTTTTTCCAGAAATATTCCTGACAAGAGTTACTGTTTCCAAAATCTGTTTGAATTGATCTGTGTTGATAATCATAAAACACCTCCTTAATTATTTATTTAATAGCGATCCATCCCGCGAAATTCAACGAGCGCCAGAAACAATCTACCTGCCTGAACCCGCTTTCTCGAAGTATGTCCTCGTTCCAACGCGCCGTGATCGGGACCAGAACTCCTTCCAAGGACAATCGCTTCCGTTCGATTTGGTCGTCGGTATATCCGTTCATCCGTTTGATCTCATAGTACTCGCGAACCATCATGGCGTTCAATTCATCCGTGTTCCCGAGGACTTTTTCTACGAGGATCAACGCCCCGCCGGAAATTGTTTGCTGGTATATTTTTTTAATAATCCTATGGCGGTGTTCGATGGGAATGAACTGGAGGACCAGCACGGCGAGCGTGAGGGACGACCCACACGAGATCCCGTCCCGCGTGACTACGGGAGGATACGTTTCGCGAAGATCTATTTGGTGTATCACCACGTCGTCGCGATTTTCAAACCGTTCGGTAGCGGCGAGGGCCATTGGTTCTGAAATTTCAACTCCTATGAACGTCGTCTGGTCCTCGGGACGTTTGGCATCCACAAACTCTGCAAGAGCACCGCCGCGACTGCATCCGAGATCCACAACGGCAGTTCCAAGAGTCGCGAAACGCCTTCCGACGCGGAAGGTTAATTCTCGCATCAATTTATATTGAGGAATCGACCGTTCCAACATGTTGTCAAAACATGCTGTGACTTTGTCATCGAACTTCCACTTGCCGTTCGTGTACGTTCCCAGCTTGTCTTTATTCTTATTTTTTTCTTTCATTATAAACCCCCCCTTAATTTATCCGTTACGGACTCCATGGCTGATTTCAAAAAGGTCGCGGCGGCTTTTTTATTTTCTTCATCGTTCCACCAAAGATTTACCCCCGATGGATGCGGCACCACCGCCATCTCGCAACAGTGTTCTTGGCGATACCGCAAAAGAGGGAACTCGTCGCGCAATCCAAACGCCTTGGCAACGTTCCTTCCCAATAGGATAACTTCGCGTCCCCGAAAATAGGGGATCAATTCTTTCGCCCGCTCAGCCCCGAGGCGCGCGGGGAATAGATCCCCCTTCTTTGAAGATCCGGGCCAGGCATTCAACAAATTGATCCTTTCAAACGAAGAAAGGTACGTCAATAAATCGCACGACAATAATTGGCACAACGAGGTGGACAAGGGACGAGCTGAAAGTGGTTTTTCCACGTCACTAGTTTTACTGGGAGCTTGACCTACCAACACGGGGAGACTCAATGAATTGATTCTATGATAAACAGCAACGGGGTTCGTGAACCGAGTCCCTTCGGTAATGTGCTGAAACATCTCTTTAATCCCCGTCCCTGCCGCGTGCAGGTCGCTATGGAGTTTCGGGGGATAAAGGGTGCATTCTTTTTCAAAGGCAAGGCGAGCAATTTCTTTTTGGCGCGGGTGGTTCAACTCACGCCAAGACAGGTCACGCAATAATTGGATGATCCGTGGGTCGGTCCACGGGGTGAAGAGCAATTTTCCACAGCATTTGGCGAACCACTTCAACGTGCGCACCTGCGCGTAATCGGGATTTTCAAAGCACCTATCCCTTTCCACGTCGAAAAGATCTTTGTGCATCATCACTTTTTTCGTTAAACCAAAATGGCCGTCTCCGGCATGTCCGGAAACTACAACGGCCTCGTCCACGACTTGCAAAGCTTCCGCCATCGGCCAACCGCATTCCACGTCGCATTTGCTTTTAACGCCCAGTCCCAAAACGGCTTTGCGAGCGGCGGCGGTAGGATCAGATGCCAGCGGGATTGGAGTCCAATTGATCCCGATGGAATCAGCGGTTTTTTTCGCGACGACGGGATCAAACCGATTTTCTTCCCCCTCGATAAAAAAAGAATACGCTCTGGGTTTCGCCTTCGCGGCAAGCAAGGCATGCAGGACGCACATGGAATCCGTCCCGCTGGAAAGAAACACCGCGACTCGTTCTCCTTTGAAGGGTCGCATTTGGTCCACCAATAATTCCCTGAGCTCCAACGCGATTTGATTCAACCGGGACATATTTCCCTCCTGAGTTTCATCAAGTTCTTGTTTTCATCAACACAGTTTTATATACATGTTCCGCGATAGCTTTCATCATCAACGGTGGAACGGCACGCCCCATCCGTTCCCATCTTTGTCTTTGATTCCCTGTCAAAATGAAATCGTCAGGGAACGCGCAGATTCGTTTGCATTCCGCTATGCTCAAATAGCGGTCCTCGTTCCACATGAAATGATATTGTGGTCCATCTGCAAGAATTGTTAGACTTGGGATATCCCCCTCTAGTCGACTAAATTGGAAAAAAAATCCTTTGGGATGGTATTCGTCACAGCTGTGCCCTGGTTTGCACGCGCAGAGGAGTCTCAGCGCTACCGTTCCTTTTGTCGGAAGCGGGAAAAAATCGGTAGGTTTATTAACCACCCCGACGATGGCCTCGCGAACAGAAACATACCGCGACACGGTGGGCAAGGGATGCGTCGGCGCTATATTTAAATCTTTTCGCACCCCGATAAAGATAACACGACGGCGCATCTGCGGAACTCCGTAATCGGCTGCGTTCAGCACCGCGTGCGCGACGATGTATCCACACTGCTGCAATTCAGAATATACGGAGGGAGGAAGTCCCAGATCGTCGGCGAACCCACGTCGACGATTGCCCAACACGTTTTTCGCGATTCCTATTGTAAGACCCTTGACGTTTTCAGCAACGAAACAACGGGGCTGGGCTTCACGCAGTACGCGAGCAAACTCGAAAAACAGATCGTCGCATCGTTGCTCAGTGTCGCTGTATTTTTTACTTTTTCCCCATGCTTTTTCCCGACTGCCAGCGGTAGAAAATGACGCGCATGGCGGCGATCCATCCAAAATATCAAGTTCTCCCTTCCGAACACCTGCCGCCTCGCAAAGATCTTTCCCCGTGATGTCGCGTATGTCCGCCGGGAGAATGGTGACGTCGGGATAATTGGCCGAGTATGAATCCCTTGCGGCTTGCACAAATTCATTCACCGCCAGCACCTTGCCCCCTGCCAAACGATAGCCAGTGGACGACCCACCGCACCCGGAAAAGGTACTGGCAACGGTGAAAAGGCACGCGGAAGATGCTTTCCTCACCTCAGCCATTGTGTAAGGAATGGAAACAGACAAGGGCCACCAAGATGGAAGCCCTTGCTGTTTCATTCCACGATTGATCACGCGAACCGGCATTGGCCGTCCTCATCTCGCGACATGATTTTATATTGAACCAGCGCGTCCAACACGTTGTTGCAGATGTTGCTGGCACTAGTTCCAGCGGTGCCATTGGCTTTCACCATGCGTTCCGTCGACGATATTTCGAGTTCTTTTGAGTTAACTCCTTTTTTGGTCCCCCCTTTTTCATCGATTACCGCGTACACCGCGTCCTTGCGAGACAGGGTAGTTTTCTTCACCGAGGCAACCGCCTTGGCTTTGGGCGATTTTACGGCCGAAGATTTGGCACCGGCTTTTGTTCCTGCAGCCGTGCTCGTTTTTATTTTTTCCGTTGTGTTCTTCCAGCCCATCGCTTTCAGCGTTTTCCACGTGGCCGGGGTCAAGTCGTCGTCCTCTTTGATGCTGGGCAGCAATTCATCAAGTTCAGTCTTGATCGCAGCCTCGTCGGCCTTGACATCCAGCAGCGGGTCGGGCTTAAGGACGTCGTTGATGTCGTTCGCTGCGTCCCGGTTCGGGGTCGCTGTCGTTTCTTTCTTCGCAGGTTTCTTGCTCATGGCTTTTGGCCTCCTTTGGTTTTGAACTTCTATCGTTTCCGTCTTTGATCTATTATACGGAATGCCAGTCATTCATTTAATATGAAAATAACAACGGCCTGCCTGCTTTTTTCTTTTTCTGGCTGAAGCACTCATTCTTTTCTTTGTTTCTTCAGAACGCCGTTTTCCTTTATGCCAAGAGGGTTTGCCTTTCTTCGCTATACTCATTTTTCTTTTTGTTTCCTCTGAAAGGAACCAGTGTTTTCCTTTCATCGCCTTGCTTATATTCATTTTGTGTTCTTCAGAAAGAACAGGATGCTTCCCCTTCATCCAAGGAATTTGCCCTTTGTTTGCTATACTTAATTTTTGTCTTTGTTCTTGTGATACCGGGTGGCCTTTCTTTATTCGACTCATATTTTTGCGGTATTCGTCTGTCGCTTGATGACTGCACTTCTTTCTGAATTCTGCATATTCTTCAGGAGAAAAGCGCAGTATTGTGTTACCACCATCACCCCCATCAGTTCCATTAACGAGTTCAATGCCATGATCATAAAAGTACTTAATCCATTTGCGTTCCTCATCATTTCCACCCCCTTCAACCTCCTCAATTAGCGTGATGGTGGGAATCAAATCATGCCTCAACATCGAGCGAATCCAATTGCACTTGTGTGTCCGAACACCAGCTTGTGCCTCCCGTAAATGGATAATGAGGCGGACAGGAAGTGGCTTACCAGTTTTCCCCACATACCGGAGCCAGCGGTCTTCATCCCGCAAGGCATAGATTTTGGTCTTCATTTGCAACTCCACATTGTTACCACAATTTATGAGAAGCAGGACAGGGCCGGTTGTGGGGCCGGTCTTTTCGGGAAGGTTAATTAGTCCTTTCCTATTCCTGCCATATAGTATAGGTGATTTCATTTCAGAGGTAAAGCTTTATTATTAGAAGCTAAACAATAACGGTCTCCCCCTCCATAAATCATGTGCTACAGTAACCGAATCTTCTGCGTAGAACTCACCCTCCCTTTGCACCAGCATGTTCAATCGCATCAGCCGGGCACGCTTCTCTTCGTGAGTTTGGTTCAGTCCTACCATCGCAGTGACGTGGGCATACTTTCTTTTGTCCTCACTGAAATGCTTCATTGTTAAAGTCGTCTGATCATAAGATCCTGCATTGGCTTGTGTCGCCGTAGCTACAAAGCAATGTCGTTCCTGCGATAATCCTCTTAATAGTTTCCATATCTGGTTCTGCTGGTGTCGGAACTCTTCTCGTCTATTTTCTGGAGCAAGATTGTCAGCGTAATCAATGATGACCACATCAGGAATAAAGTTGTCAAACGTTTCCCAATTATCAAGAATGACTTTCAATCCGGTGACAGTCAATTGGTCACTGGGATGGACGGATAATTTAAAGTCCTTGCCTTTCATCCTGCCAAGAAATCTCTGCCCTATACGCCACGCCTCCCGCCACGTCAGAGGTTTAACAGCTGGAACAGTTCTGTAGTCACTCCCAGTTCCGTCTGCATTAGGAAAAGGACACTCATGCGCCCCACAATATCTTTCTCTGTTGCTTCTTCCTGCCAATTGAATAACGAGCCGGATTATGGTTTGCTCCAAGCTCATGTCCCCAATTCCAAATAAAGCCACGTTGCATCTGGCCTTCGCCGCTCGGATAGCCAGCTCGTTCAGCCACCACGTCTTGCCACGCTTCTCTGGACCCATGAATGCCAGAAACTTATCGCGACCAAATTCTTCGTTCAGCATGTATCCCAGTTTGCCTGGTAGGGCAAATAATGGTTTCTCAGCCTGCTCGAATGCTCGCATAATTCCATCAGGATCTTTGAATGGATTGGATCCCAGTGATGACGATCTTCCCACTCTCTTATAATTACTCAATTCCGCTTCTGCTCCAGCCACGTCTCCTTCCAGCAGCAAACCTTTACTTTCTGAGAATAACTGGTTTAGGCTTCTAGTTTTAAAATATGCTTCTGCCTGATCGAGCAGGTAGGGAGTGTTCATCTGATCTGCTCGTTCGTATTCAGTAGAAAGACTCTCCAACAAATCCGATACCAAATCCCGTTCTGTCGGTTCCATCTTGTCAGCATGACTGTCAAAAATGTCTTTGATATGAAGACCGGGAGCTTTCTCATACCGCTGATAATAATGGGCACACCATTCCGCAACAGTCCGAGCATATTTCTGCTCAATCAAGTCGGGATCATAAAATGGCATTGCTTGCTTGATAAACTTATCGCTGACAATCATCCCGATAAGTAGTTTCCGTTCTGCACCGCCATCCACGTTCTGTCGCTTAATTTTAATCATAGTTGGAATTTCCCAGTCTTAAAACTATATTGGGTATAATGTTCACAGCGTTGAATGAATTCGCTCCAGCGTAGTCCTCCAATTTTCAATTGGTAAGCACCTTGCAAGGGAAATGTGGGTTGTTTCTCCTGCAAGTACTTCAGCCAGTCCCCGAAGAATTTGTCCCAATTGAGATGCTTGACACAATTGGGAAACTTTGATCCGAGAGTGGTATGGTATATTTCCATGGTCGCGATGAGGAAGGCAACCTCCTGCTTACGGACAAGCTGGTCTCCGAGGATTTTGACAGTGAAATCATATAGTCGTTTGGCATCTGGACCGAGCGTGGTGGTGTCGGGTTTGCTAATAGTTGATTTGTTGCCGGTCGAACCATTCTTATAGAACAGCCCTCGCCATCCTTTGGTGATAGCCATATTGATTGCCTCAACTATTTCATCTGGAGTATGCTGAAGCATTTCCATCGTGATCTTCTTGTGGGCAAGTGGAGTGAGTTTATGACCTGTTTCTTTGCGGTGCTGAACAAACTCTATCCATGAGGTGATTACAGTGGGGTGTTTAATGAAGTGACCGGGTAGTTCTTCTGGATCAAATGAAGATTTCTGTAAAAAATGCTTTTTATTATTAGTACTTAGTTTCTTCTTAGTACTTAGTAAGGGCTGGTTTCCCGGTATCGGGTTTCCCGCATGCGGTTTTCCGCGTTGCGGTATTTCCCTAACCTCCCATTCAGACTCTTTCCACTTACCTTCCTTGTTCTTTGCCTGCTGTCGTGTGACATATCCAGCGGTGATAAGTTCGTTCACAGCACTCCTAATAGCAGTATCTCCATCGAGCTCCGAGTGAGATTCAAGTTCACTTTGGTAGAAAATCCAATCATTAGGCAGGGATAGCATATAAGAAAGTAATCCACGAGCTTTGAAAGAGATTGTTTTATCCATCAGCATTTCATTAACTAGCACGGTATAGTTAGATTTATGTATAGTTCGTAGTATCATCGAGGGTCTCCTTGGAAAAGAAAAGGCCGCAACAGTGGGATGCACGGGGAACCGGAACGTTCAGCTTTGAGCCGAAAGAACAAACCCCAACCACTGCGCGGCCTTTTAATTTTTATTATCATTTTATCATTCCGGTTTTGTGGGGGCATCTCCCATTTGAAAATATATAATACTCTTCCTCCCAAATTGAGTCCAGCATTATTTTTATTTATTTTTGACACCGTACCATTAATAGTTTTGCGTCATCTTCGGAGATATCTGCCACATCAGTTACACCAAAGATGGATAGGCTCTGAGTTTCTCCACCAAATACAGATAACCTCCCTGCCAGTTCATCCGCTCCACGCATCCCGGCCTCATCATGATCGAAGATGATCGTCCGTCGCTTGAATTGTTTGAGGGTTTGGAGTTGATTATCTGTCACCACCACTCCGAAGGTCGCTACGCTTCCCGGTCCCAGCCGCCAGACCTTTGTTGGACCCTCAGTAATGACGACCCAATCCTGGCCTTGGCATTTGTTCAATCCATAGAGGCAAGATTTGATCGGGACCACTGCATCCTTGTCGAGGCAGGATTTGTATTTAGCTGATGCCCTGTCTGAAATGTCTCGGCCCTGATAGCAAACCGTTTGACCATCTCCGTCAATAATCGGAATGATGATCCTGTGCTTGAATTCTCCCAGCGGCCCGGTGCCTAGCAGACCCCATTCCAGAATTAAACGATGAGGATCAAAATTGCGGGTTTGGAGGTAATCCCGGTGCCGATCTGTCATAAGGGTTGTGCCGTAGGGTAGTTTGACGGCCAGGACGCGGCTTAAATCGCGTTCTACGGCGTTTAAACGGCTAGAAGGGGACTTTATATGCCCTTCATATTTTAACAGCGTCTGGGCCGTTTTTGATAGGGTTAAGTCTAGCAAGGCAGATAGCACCTCGATCCGCCCATGCCGCCCACATCTGAAACAGGAGAAAGCCATGCCATTCCAACCGAGATGCATCTTACTGTCGGAGCACAAAGGGCACTTCAGATTGATCCAGCCATTAGCCCCTTCGGAGTATTCGACGCTGTGGTCGTTCAGCAGGGCGGTCAGGTTTAACCGGGATCGCTTCTTGTTTTCCATTCTCAACTTCCTCTCGCGTTCGTCTGACAACACATCTGGTTTCTGTCAGTTTTTCAGCAGTCCATCTCCCATTCCCGTCGCCAACTTGCTCATCGTTGTATCGGAGGTGGTAAAGGATGGCATCATGCCTGTCGCGGCTATCTCGAATCAACTGGGCGATTAATCCATTTGGAGACTTGATCCACCAACCGGCAAAGTCAACATTGGGCGGGAATATAGTTCTGTGTCTCATCTTCAAACTTCCTTATGTGAGGGGATGGGTGGGATATCTACGTTTGCTTCACGGAGTTCCTTTGCAATTAAATATTGAAGATGATCCTTAATGAAGATGTCGCTGGCTCGGCACCACGCGGCATATCTGGCTTTGAGTTTCCTTGGGAAGTTCGGAATCGCGAATGTGCATAATGTACTGTCTTTTTTCTTTGGCATTGTGTGATCTCCTTTTTATTATACTAGATCGGTCAGTTTCATTTAAGGCGTTTATTTCTGATGCGGTATATTATTCTTTGTTTGAGTATTTCTGTTTCGTCTCCTCCAGAATTTATACACTGTATTGCTTGATAATACTTTTTCCAATATTCTCTATTACCAGTTGATGTTTTTGAGTGACATCTCGTGCATAATGTTATTAGATTTCCTTTGTTGTTGTTTTCTTTATCGTAGTCTATGTGGTGCACATTAAGAATGTTAGAGAGATTCATACAGAATGGGTTTTGACAATGATGGCGGTCCCTTTGGCGGATTTCCTGTTTTAACCAGGGCGTCCACTCTTTGCTATAAGGAAGCGAACTAATCCCGCCCCGCCAACCATTTGCTTTTTCTCCGCGGAATCGGCCTATGCGTGCTTTGCTTTTCTTTCTCCTTTCTTCCGCGGATTGTTTTCTGCCTGTTGCTGCAAGGCTTTTTCTTGCCTTTGTTTCTGGAGAGTCTCGATAACCTGTGTGGGAGAGAATTAGTTTAGCGATGTGCTCCGGTGATTTTGGTATACCCTTATTGGCGTGACTGTGCCCTGGCAGATATTTATTGAATCGTACTTCATACTTGAGTCGAATTATTAATACGTGTTGGCCACATCCGCATCCGCATCTTGGGGGTATTTTACGAGTCCTCATTTGCAACTCCTTACTGTTGCCTTAGCTTTGAGAAGCAGGACAGGGACGACTAAGGGATCGTCCTTTTCGGTGATCAACCTATTCCTGCTTAAGAGTATAAACGGTTTCATTTCGGAAGGCAACTTTTATTTTCGTTTATTTTTAAGTCGTCGAAGTAGTTCTGGGTAAATGCTCATTTCTTCCCCTGTTATTTTTCCATCGAGAACTGCATTAAGTACTTTTCTTTTCTCGTCGAGTAGGGTCAGGATATCTTCCTCCATCGTGTTTGGTGCAATTAGAAAATAAATGGTAACAGCATTACGTTGACCAATACGATGAACGCGGTCGGAACTTTGATCAACCTCTGCTGGCGTCCAGGGCAATTCGAGAAAGACAACATCGCTCGCCGCTGTGAGTGTAAATCCAATACCAGCGACTTGTATATTTCCAATTAGTATTTGAACTGATGGGTCATTCTGGAATTTATCTATTACTTTTGACCGTAGCCGAGAGTCAACACGGCCATCTAATGCAACAGCAATTTTATTATATCGTTCCATCAATCTATCTGTTGTTTTATGAAAAATGTCAAAGATCACAAGTTTTTTGCCAGTTTCAACGAAGCAATTTATCCACTCCACGCACGCATCGAACTTGGCATCCATCACCGCCTGTCGCAAATGGCTGATCTGGGTAATGTCTCGGAGTGGGTCGGGCTTCTCCTCCTCATTTCGCCACGCACCCAGCACATGAGCCAGTACGGCATCGTAAACGGCTTGCTTGCCATTCAGGGATAAGGGCACGACTGATCGTTGCTTCTCAGGTAAGTCTTTTAGTACATCAGCCTTCAATCGCCGGAGCATAACTGTCTCAGCTCTGGTATGTAATTCTTCAACGTTACTTGCACCACTCGTGTCCCAGCCAAATCCATTGTGCTTGGCGTCACAATAGCGTTGGGCAAAATCCCACCACTTCGGGAACGTGGCAGGAGCAAGGATGTTTAATGCTATAAAGAATTCAGACGGGCGGTTTACAATCGGTGTGCCAGACAGGGCAATCACGTGGGATTTATTTTTACAGAACCGTTTGACTGCCTTGGTCCGTTTAGTCTTGGCTGACTTGCAATAATGCACTTCATCCAGAATCACCGTTTTGCAAAGTGCCAATGCCGGTAGCCATCCGGATAGGATATCATAATTGATAATATATATGATATTTTTTTGGCTAGCTGAGTGCAATAGGAACGGAACCATTCCGTGGAGCAGGACAGGTGTGAACATAGTCCACTTCTTGCACTCGGTTTCCCACATGCCTTTCAAGCTGGCTGGGCAGACAACTACCGCTGGTAATGCGTTTGGATTGTTCTGGAGCCATGCCAGAGCTTGAATGGTTTTACCCAGCCCCATCTCATCACCCAGCAAGGCTCGTCCTCCCCGGCTCTCGATGAACCCTACTCCCTCTGCCTGGAACGGATATAGCTTTCCTTTCAGGCCGGGAATATTTGTTACTGCTGCTACTGTGTTAGGCTTGGCTGGCTTGTAGAATTCCTGCTCCCATCTCTGCGCAGATTGGTCTACCTCAAATCCATATTCTCGGAGTTGAGTCAATGCATTAACTGAGGGAGGACACCACCAAGCATGCGTTACTGGATCCCAGCGGCGTCCTTGAGGAAGACACCGCACCTGTGCAACAGTGGCAGGATCGTATGGGAAGGTGATCTTGAAGTTATTGCCAATTAGGGATACTGTTTTCATGTTTCATGGCTCGCTTCAAAGTCCTTGCATCCTTCAGCGGTCTTGATATTGGCTATGAAGGTTTGGAGGCTGTTGGGACCAGAATTACTCATAGTGGGCCAGTGGCCTTTGAAACAGGAGAAGCAAGCATCACTGCCAGGAGTGAGTTCGCTATAATCCTCTTCACCCATATCAAAATCAAAGTGTCCACAAAACAAACATGACTTTTCTATATTCATTTTCCCCTTTCACTTCTCGCCGGTTGCCGCCGTGATTGCGGTTTTGATCGTTTCAAGGTCTGATTTTAACCCGCAAACACATAATCCAGCGTTGTGGTCACATCCTCCGATGTCTTTAATATTCTGTTTGAGCAAAGGAACGGCTAATTTACAAGCCGCTACCAGCCCGTCATGCGAATTACACGCCCGGCAGATAAACTCGGCGTTGGCCTCTATTATATCAGGCTCAGTTATCATATATTTTGCTTCTGCAACCTGACCATTAACATCATGCCCGCCAACCTCCATAATTGGCCCGTACCCCCTTGCATCCGTAAGGACAAACCAAGCATCACCGCTTTGTGGGTGTGTTCGCTGATATTTCCACGGTCCCGGCGTGTGTTGTGCTTGTGTTGGCATAGTTATTTCCCTTCTATTTGGTTAATTATACCCTGTGCTTGCATATCTCCCCGTCGTGCTTGGATCAGGATATAGTCATACATTTCCGGCCCGGCGGCGATTAGCCGGGCATTGGTGTACGCCTCTTCGGTTGGCACTGGGCTTTTATTCGTGCTTGCAATCAGATATTGGTACCCATCTCCTTCTGCGTTTATGTTTGTTCCGTGTGCGACCCATGCGCCCGGCGTGTGCTGTCCTGTCTGTTCTGTCGTCATGGCGTGTGCCTCCTTTTGCTGGCGTAATGATTCTTGTCTTACTGGGTTAATGTCCATGGCGTGTGCCTCCTGTGTGGGCTGGTTAGGGTTTCTGTTTCTTAAACTCTATCACCACTTTATTATACGTCTGCCATCCCCCTTCATTAAAGGGATGCGACTTCAGATTTCATGGTCCGAATCGCTCCCCATATTTTTGGCCAGCTCCAATTCTTCTCGTTTCGCAGATATCTCCTCAGCGCACCTCTGATTGCCTTTGGAGTCATGCCCGCCGTCAGGTCCAGCACTTCCGCAGGTCCATTGAGAATTATCATCGCCACCTCATGACACTCCTCGCTCAACCCCTCCAGCCATTCCTTCATCATCACCGCCTTGTCCGGAGAAGGCGTCCCGGCTATCTGATCAGGGATCATCTCAGGGTCGCGGGGCAGGTCGTTTTTCCTCCCCCATTCAATCAGCCCGTTGCGAATGCATGGATAGAGGTAGGTGCCGAACTTCACACCTTGCTTTGGGTCGAAGGATCCAGCGGCCTGCATGAAGAGATAGCAGGCCTGCTGGAATACATCCTCCTCAGGTCGTCCACACCGGCTTGCGCTCTGGTGGGAGAGCTTGTGGAGGAGGGGTGTGTACTGCTCGAACTGTTTATTGATTTGTTTGTGTGTCATGATTTAGTTTCTTTCTTGGTTAGGGGTTTCTCGTTTCTCTGTCTCGGTCGGGGCTCGGCTTCCTCCATTTGCCGTCCCCTGCTGGTTTTGCCTTTTCTTATCCATGCCAATAGATTAGTTTAATTAGTTAAACATGTACACACTTATTTTCATTTATTTTTAAGATTTTTATTCCTTCATTATCAACGACTTATA